AGACTTCAGAGCCCCTCTAAGAACCGTGGCAGAAACAAGTAAAACCGTCAAAGGGTATGGAGGTGGCGATGTCCCCGCACCAAAGAGGAAGAGAGGCCGCACCAAGGTCATCGAGATACCGTATAAACCTTATGAGCATCAGAAAGAGATTCATCGACTCATGGATACCCACCGCTTCACAGTGGTGGTGGCAGCACGGCGTTCGGGTAAGACGGTTGCGGCAATCAATCATCTACTCGCTAAAGCGCTTTCAGCTAGTGACGGTAGGTCTCGCTATGCGTATGTGGCTCCGACTTACAGGCAAGCCAAGCGAATAGCGTGGGACTACGTTAAGTCGTTCGCATCGGTCGTACCCCTTGTTAAGTTCCATGAAGGTGAGCTTAGGGTTGATCTTCCTAACGGCAGTCGTATTCAGCTATATGGTATTGACAACAGCGATTCTCTTCGCGGTCAGTATTTCGATAGCGTTGTACTGGATGAGTACGGCAACTTCCCGGTGGGCGCGTTCGATAAAGTCATACGTCCTGCGTTGGCTGACCGGCAGGGATCCTGCATGTTCTCGGGAACCCCCAACGGCAAAGCCAACGACTTCTGGAATAAGTGGTGCTATGCGGGGGAAGGCCACGAGGGTTGGGCCAGATACCAGATAAATTGGCAACAGGCGGGAACCATACAACCCTCCGAGATTGAGGCCATGGAATCCTCAATGACTCCCGAAGAATTCTCACAAGAGCTGTTAGCGCAGTTCACGTCTGCGGTCAGAGGCGCGTATTACGCCGATCAGATGAACAAGATGGAGGTAGAGGGTCGCATCACGGTAGTCCCGTATGAGTCCAAGCTGCCGGTACACACGTTCTGGGATCTCGGCATGTCCGACAGCACCGCAATTATTTTCGCTCAGTTCGCCGGTAAGGAGATACGACTGATCGACTACATAGAGGAAAACGGTAAGGGCCTTGATTACTTTATCAGACGACTCAGTGAATACGAGTACGTCTACGGTGAACACTGGGGGCCATGGGACTTGAAAGTCCGTGAGATGTCTTCTGGCATGTCCAGGGTTGAGATCGCTTCGGAGTTGGGTATGCACTTCAACATCGTACCTAAGATGCCTGTGCAGGACGGCGTAAACGCTGTGAGAAGCATCCTAAATCGCGTATGGGTGGACGAGCAGAACTGCTCAAAGCTGCTCTCAGCACTGTATGAATACCACAGGGAGTATGACGAGAAGAAGGGCATCTTTCGTCAGAAGGCGGTACACGACCATTCTTCGCATGGAGCAGACGCTATGCGCTACTTGGCAACAGCACAGGAGATGGTCACAAACTCAGCGTCTATTGTCTCGGGAGTAAAGAGACCTCGCGTCTATTCAACCCTTCACTAGGTTACAAGCAATGAAAACATACGATGAATGGAGTGCTAGGGCGAAGCAGCTAGGGTGGTCCTCGGATCAATACTCCCAGGCTGCTTACCAAGGCTATGTGAACAACATGCAGCAGCAATCCGCGGGTGGCAGCTCTGGCGGTAGCTCTGGCGGCAGTCCGCCCCCAATGTCTTACAGTCCTCCACCCCTTCAGTCCAACAACGATGTACAAGAGCAGATCAAGCAACTTGCCGACGCTCTTGAGGATCAGTCAAACCAGAACCAGGTCCTCCTCAACAAACTGAACCAGAAGCCTGTTGATGCCTCAAAGGCAATGAACTCAACACTCCTGACCGGAAATGTCGGAATCAGTAGAGATGACGAGAAGAAACAGAGGTCTGGCTACCTGTCACCATTTGGAGTTTAGTTATGGCTACAACAGCACAGAGAGCGGCCAACGCTCGCTATGAAAAGACTGAGAAGGGTAGAGAGGCTCGAAAAAAGGTCCAGAGGAAGTACTACAAGAAGAACGCTGAAGTCATACACCTTAAGAGAATGAAGCGGGTCTACGGACTTGAGCAGGAGGAGTACGAGCAACTTATAGAGGATCACGATAACGCTTGCGCTTTATGTGGCAAACCTCAAGAGGATTTGGCCCGTAGGCTCTTGGTGGACCATGACCACGAAACAGGTCGCGTGAGGGGACTCCTGTGTACTCCCTGCAACAGCGCCATCGCGCAACTTGGGGACAACTACGAGGGCATAGCGAAAGCCCTTGACTACATGAGGGATGAGTAATGTCTACTGATTGGGCGCGTTATTTGGTCGAGAGACCGGACGTTTACGACATGTTCCGTAAGTCTGGCCTCGGCTTCAACTGGACCTGGGACCGTGGCCGACGTGAAGGCGACGGGATGCGGAATGATGGCAACCCCATCGGCAACGCAACAGCGGCTGAATACGCTGAGTCTCACTACAACAACTTCGGCAAGCGTGAGGGGATGCAGCTCCACGAGCGCACTGGCGACTCCTACGAGCAGAAGCTAAGGGCTATTGATGGCGGCTCTTCTGGAGGAGCCATGGGTGGCCTAAATGGGGAACTTGCAAAACTTCTTCAGAGCCTTACTGATGTCGCTAATGACCCAGACGCCACGGCTGAGGAGAAGCAGAAGGCAGTGGAAAAATCCCAAACCATACTTACAAACTTTTCACTAGACGACGATGAGGAAAAGAAGAAGACCTCTTACCTGTCGCCATTTGGAGTCTGAGCATGAATATCTTGAAAAAAATCTTTGGCGGTGGAAGTAAACCCGACCCACAGCATCAGAAAGAAATCGCGTCTGCTGAAAAACTGGAAGACACAGAATTCACCACAAAGCACGGTAGTCAGGGCGTACAGAATAACGCTTACGCAAGATACGTCTCCAGTAACCCTGACCTGATGGCTAACTACGAGAAGCATTGGAAAGCCAATGCGGAAGAAGGGTATAGCCAAAATAACAGGGGCATCAGCCTGGCTGAATATGGCGCTATGCACTACCACAAGTACGGTCGTAACGAAGGTAGATCGCTAAGTGGTGGTGGCGGTGGCGGCGAGAGTGGTGGCGGTGGTGGTTCAGGCGGCGGCGGTTACGGTGGAGGCTATGGCACGACTAACCCTTACGCAGGCAGCACTGGAAATTCGGGTGTTGACGCAAACACTTTAGCCCTGATGGAGCTGATCAAGTCCATGACCGAGAGCCTCGCTGACGTTAAGGGCAAGACCGCTGACATCGATGAGGTGTCTAAGGCCGTTAAAACCACGGAAACAATCCTTAGCGGTGGATACACTGCAAGCACGGATCCGGACAAGAAAAAGAAGTCTTACCTAACACCAATCGCACTGATGGCTGACCCCGGAACTTCTTAATATGGACCAAACAGAACTCGCGCGAAAGCTCGTAGAGCGCCATGAGAAAATGGTGGCTGCTCGCGCAAACTGGGACTCGCTCTGGGAGGAGATCGCGGAATTTGTGATCCCGTCTCGCCAAGGGTTCCGCACAAAGAAGACCAAGGGGTCTTATCGTGGCGAGAGAGTCTTTGACTCGACGGCTATTCATGCTAATGCAATGTTGGCATCGCACATGCACTCTAGCCTCACATCCCCCTCAGCCCCTTGGTTTGCCCTTAAGTTTGACAAGCGATCAGACAATAAGGATGACCAATCACTTGAGTGGCTAGAGAGCTGCGCTGAGGCAATGGGTTCTGCATTCAGCGAATCCAACTTCTCTACGCAAGTCTCTGAGATGTACAACGATCTGTGCGCCTTCGGTACTGGTGCGATGTTCGTTGAGCAGGCCACACAGGCCGATCAGTTCAAACTCCAGTTCCATGCCCTGCACCTTGGCAGCATCTGCATTTCAGAGAATGCCGACGGCATGGTGGATACCGTATATCACAGACGCATGATGTCTGCCCGTCAGGCCGTTCAGCGTTGGGAAAGTGCAAAGGAACTGGATTGTGTTCAGAGGGCCATGGAGACAGAGCCTGATAAAGAGATCGCATTTCTTCATTGCGTGATGCCTAACAATGATTGGCAACCTGACAACCCATTACCTGAACCAAAGTACCGAAAGTACATCAGCTATTGGATTGCCCTGCAAGACAAAAAGATCGTTGAAGAGAACGGCTACATTGAGATGCCTTACCTAGTCCCGCGTTGGGGCAAGGTCACAGGCGACACCTATGGATATGGTCCAGGCATCCTTTGCCGTGCAGATGTACGCACACTGAACACCGCAAAGAAGCTTGAGCTTGCTGCGTGGGAAAAGTCCATTGATCCGCCGATCATGGCATCAGCCACTGGAATTATTGGTGACCTCCATCTTGAGGCGAGTGGCCTGACGTTTGTCCGAGACATGCAATCGCTTGCCCCGCTTACGCAGTCTACCCAGTGGCAGGCAGTCCAGATCAAGTCGGATGAGCTGCACAATAACATCAAGTCAATCTACCTGATTGATCAGCTCCAGATGGGTCCGCAGAAGCATAACACGACGGCAACTGAGATTGAGATTCGATACTCACTGATGAACCGAGTCTTAGGTCCGACCATGGGTCGCCTGCAACAGGAGTTCCTCAACCCTCTGATTGAGCGCGTCTTCGGCATTATGTATCGCGCAGGTCAGTTTGAAGAGCCGCCCGCATCGATAAGTGATGACAAGGTGGACATCGAGTATCAAGGCCCACTGGCGCGTAACCAACGCATGGAAGACGCGCAGGCTATTGAGCGCCTCTTCGGTGTGGCGGCACAGTGGGCGCAACTTGACCCCGCCGCCCTCGACATCATCGATATCAACGGTGCTATGCGCCTGTTGGCTGAACGCTATGGCGTACCGGCTTTGGCGATCAAAGGTGACGGAGAGATCGAGCAGCTACAGGCTCAGAGAGCGCAGAAACAGGCCGAGCAGGAACAGCTGATGATGGAGCAGGCAATGGCCCAAACAGCGGCTACTCAGGCAGGCGGTATGAAGGATGCAGCGTCAGCTGCTGAAACACAAATGGCAGGAATGATTTGACATGGCTAAATTTGAAAGCGGTTCTAACAAAGGCAGTGTACTGACATCGGCTAATGATGATGGCCCTTCCCTAGTCCCAAAGGCGCTTCAGTCTGATGAGGCTTTTGGCGGCGCAGCCCTTGGAGTAATCCTTGGATACCTTGGCGTAAGCACTAGCGCTTTCATGAAGGCTAAGGAGAAGTATCTCAAAGACGTTGCGGAACAGGAAGCAAAGGAACAAAAAGAGGCCCAAGCAAAGCTAGAAAAGCAAGAAAAACGCGCCGCAGAACGAGCAAAGAGCGCCTCAGAACATTCGGCTTTTATGAAAGACGTAGACGCGGATATTAAGTCTCTGGACATGATGTCCCAGGAAATTCGCGGCGGGACTAAAGACTCTAGGCGCTATAAAAATATATGGCAGGCCAAGAAAGGAACCATTCTTGGTAACACAAAAGGGAGATGATATGACGAGTCGGTGGGAGAAGTTCTCATTTGAGAAGCAAGTAAAGAAGGTGTTTGACAACGCGGCGGGTAAGGAGCTCTTGGAATTCATGGTTGACGCTTGGGTGTTTCGGCGTTCATGGGTCGAAGGTAAGGCCGACGCAACAGCATTCGCAGAAGGCGAGAAAAACGTGGTTATGACTTTAAAAGGTCTTTTGGATAAACGAGAGGAGCAATAGGAGAATGAGTGAAACAGCAGCAGCGGAAGTATCAGCGGTCGAAACGGGAGATTCGGGAGGAGCTTCTCAAGAAGCATCGCAAGCACCTCAATTTCAGTCAGCAGATGTTGGGTCTGATTGGCGCAGTGGGCTTGATCCTAGCATTCGCAATTCTCTTGATGTGGATTCTGTAGAGGATCTCGCTAAGGGATATGTAAACGCACAACAAATGATTGGGAGCTCAATCCGCATTCCGGGAAAGGAAGCGGGTGAAGCGGATTGGAACAAGTTTTACGACAAGTTCAAAGATGTTCCTGGGTTGGCAAGATACAACCCGAACGACCTCAGCTCTTTGTATGACGCAGCGGGGAGACCTGCTGACCCTAAAGGCTACGGCCTGCAAGGAATTGACGAGGGCTTTCTTAAAGTCGCTCACGAAGCGGGACTGAACAGGTCTCAGGTTGAAGCAATTCGCGGTTACGCGGATAGGCTTGAGTCAGAAGAGCAGTCAACGTCAAGCCAAGAGGTCGAAGCGGGTATCAATCAACTCAGGCGAGAATGGGGACTTGCTTTTGATCGCAAGGTCGAAGAAGGACGACGGGCTGTTGCGTTTCTTGAAAACACAGCACCCGGTTTGGCAGCAGCTCTCGACGCCACTGGCGCAGGGAACAATCCTGCCATGATCAGGGTCTTTCAGGCTCTTGGCGCAAACCTCAAGGAGGGGCAGGGCTTTCAGGGATCTCACAGTCACAGCACTGGAATGACCCCTTACGAGGCCCGTATGCAAATCCAAGAAATCCAGAACAACCCCAAACACCCATACCACTCCGGTGATGAAGCAGCTACCGAGAAATTCTTGGAGCTTCATCGATACGCATCAGCGGGGTAGCTCGAAAGAGTCCCGCCGGGAACGGTAACGTTAGCCGTAGAAAGTGTCCGGCGCAGTCGGGTAGCAGTTTCGATTCTTTTCCATTAACGCCATAAACCTTTGGAGGTTTTAGAAAATGGCTATTCCTGACAGCGGAACATCAACTGTTGATGCCGCCTTTATTGAAGCGTTCAAATCGAACGTAATTCACCTGTGCCAACAGCACCCAAGCCGACTGCGCAAAACCGTTGATGAAATGACGGTGAAAGCCGAGTTTGCTAACGTGGAGCGCATTGGCATCCGAGAAGCTGTAGAGAAGACCACTCGTCACACCCCGACGCCCATCCTGGACGTTCCGCACGACCGACGTAAGTTGGACATGCAGGATTTTCAGTGGGCGGACATGATTGATGAGGAAGATCAGATCCGTATGCTCATCAGCCCGAAAAGCGAGTACGCGAAAGCGGGCGCTTGGGCGATGAACCGTCAGTATGATCGACTCATCGTTGACGCCGCTACCGGCGCTTCCGTGGACGGCGACGGAGCCTCTGTTCCGTTTGACCCGACGATGATTGTCGGTTCTGCCGGTGGGGGTCTGACGCTTGACTCCATCCTTGCAGCGAAAGAGAAACTGGACGCTAACGAAGTCGATCACGACAACCGTTATCTGGTCCTAAACGCGAAAGCGTTGACCGACCTTCTGTCCACGACTGAGGTCGCATCAAGCGACTTCAACACTGTGAAAGCTCTGGTACAGGGCGAGCTGAATACTTGGCTCGGCTTCACCATCGTTCACACGGAGTTGGTTGCTGAGACGACCGCTCAGGCACTTGCGTATCACAAGTCCGCCATCCGCCTCGGCGTTGGTCGTGACGTGCTGACCCGCATCGACAAACGTATCGACGTGTCCTACGCCGATCAGGTCTACCTTGCGTTCACCGCAGGCGCGACCCGTGTCGAAGAGTGCAAGATCGTTCAGATCTTAGTCTAAGTCACAACTGGGGATGCCCCTCTTCGGAGGGGCTGAACCTTTAGGAGAGAAAAATGGTAAGACCTTTCGTTCAACTTGAGACTTACAGAACGGTTACAAGGACCGTAGTTGATTCAACAATCGAAGGCTACGACGTGGCTAACTCTTGCTACTTCACTGGCGGTCAAAGCGGTGACGTTGGGCAAGGCAGATCTACAGTTGCACCCGCAAAAGACGACGACTGCGAGTAACCAATGACAACTTCAATCGATATCGCTAACCGTGCTCTGATCCTCTTAGGGGGTAGGGGGATCACGTCGTTTACTGAGAACAGTAACGAAGCACGGATTGCTAAAAGTTTGTACCTTTCTACGAGGGATTATGTTCTCCGGGCTTACCCGTGGGCCTCTCTGAAGAAGCGGAAGAAATTGATTGAGATTTCCGATACCCCCGTTAACGGATTTACCCATCAATACCAACTGCCCGAAGAGAGCATAAGGGTTATTGAGGTGCATGGTGCAGACAGGCTTTCTTCGGATGCGTGGGAGGTCAACGGAGATCGAGTTCTCACAAACGCGAAGCCCGTTTCCATTGTGTACTTGGCTAACAACATTCCAGAGTCTAAGTACAGCACTCAACTTGTGCAGGCGCTTGTTTACCGCTTGGCATCTGAGATGTCTTATCCGGTAACCGGAAACAACACCGCCCAAGGAAACTTCTCAGCATTGTTCGGTCAAGTCCTTGATGAGGCTCGAACAACAGACTCGCTTGAGCAGTCACACAAAAAGATCGGCCCTAACAACTTCATCACGGTTCGCTATTAATGGCCCGAGTACAGCAAGTTATAACAGACTTTAGTACCGGAGAGATATCTCCGTTATCTGAAGGTCGTGTCAGAACTGCCCAGTACAACTCTGCATGTCGAAAGCTTGAGAACTTTGTGGTGTCTGCACGTGGCGGAGTTCGAAGGCGCTCTGGCCTTAATTTCGTTAACCAAACAAAATTAAACGGCGCAGCTCGCCTGATCCCATTCATCTTTAACAGGACTCAGTCCTACGTTATAGAGCTTGGCGACAAGTACATGAGGTTTCATAGATCCGATGGGACAATCGTTGAGGGATCTACCAGAATCGCGGACAAGTACGGGGACAAATGTAAGCGTCGCTTCCTCAATGACGTATCCACATTCGCTGAGGGAGACCCATACGAGATCGTCACCCCGTGGTCGATAGATGAGGTTTGGGATATCCACTTTGCTCAGGCCAATGACATCATGCTTATGGTGCATGAGGATCATCCACCTAAACGCCTCGGGAGATACGGACCTACGGATTGGCGCATAGAGGATCCTGATTGGACTGATTCCCCTTGGACTAAAGAGACAGGATACCCGAGGACCGTTGTCTTTTATCAGCAGCGTACTTGGTTCGGCGGAACTTACAAGCAACCACAAACCCTTTGGGCATCCAGGGTTGGCGACTTCTGGAACTTTACGATAAGTGATAACCCAGAAGACGTGACTCCAGATACAGCCCTAGAGCTGACTCTGGCTTCCTACACGCAAGAAAAGATCGAGTGGCTTTCTTCTGAGAAGGTTCTCATTATAGGTACGGCAGGATCTGAGCAACGCTTGACACCTGACGAGTATGTCAGCGTCAACAACGTGCCTAACATCGCCAGAACGTCATCGTATGGCGGTCGCCACATTCAGCCCGTGTACATTGGTGACCTGACGATATTTGTGCAGGGTTCCGGTAGGCAAGTTCGCTCCTACTCACAGAACACCCGCACCGCAATCGAGAAGTACGTCAGTAGAGACCTTGCTTGGTTTGCGGAGCATATCACCACCTCTGGGGTCATTGCGCAGTCATACGCACTGGTTCCCGACTCAGTACTTTGGCAGGTTCTTGGTAATGGGACGCTGATCTCGATGACCCATGATCCTAGCGTTGATGACGAGGATTACACGGCTATGGGTTGGGCTCGACATCCCACGGACGGTAAGGTAGTCAGCGTCACCACAGTCCCCAATGAGTCTGCTGATGAGACTTGGATTTGCGCGCAGCGAAACGGCAACTGGATTGTTGAGTACTTTAATGACTCCGTATTTACGGACTCTTGCCTGACCACCCCTCCCGACAATACAACTTCCCTTTCTGCTGTTGGCGGTCTATCCCACCTTGAAGGCAAGGAAGTAATGGTCGTTGTGGATGATGCAATGCAATCAAACAAGATTGTATCTGGAGGAGGCATAACTCTGGACAGGCCAGGCGTGAAGATTGAGGTTGGCCTTCCCTACGTCTCAAAGCTAGAGACTACTCCATACAACGATGGAAACACTGCGGGAACAAACTTGGGAACAGCGCAGCGTTGGGCTCGTATTTTTGTGAAACTTGTTGACAGCGCTTTACCTCTTATTAATGGTGAGCGCCCGTCTGAGAGAACATCCTCCACACCTATGGGTGATCCGGAGTCTTTAACCACTGGCGACTACGACATAACAAATCTTGGTTGGGATCTGTACGGCACGATAAGCATCGAACAGGATTTGGCTAAAAAAACACAGGTGGTTGCCTTGTACGGTATATACCAATCTAACGTAGGTTAATTATGGATCCAGCAACGATTGCAGCAATAACGTCTGCGGCGGTCAGTCTTTTTGGGGCATCTTCAGCTGATAAGGCAGGAAGGGAGGCAGCTCGCCTTGCTAAGGAGGGCGGCTATTTAAGTCAGTGGGCCTCTTATGCCAACGCGTCAGACGCAGAGAGGATAGGCTCATTAAACGCAGGGGCGATAACCGCAGCCGCTGCTAATAACGCTCTCGCAACCAGAGAGATCGGTTACGCCAATGCTGAGGCGATCACCGAGGCCACGATGCATAACCTCGGGATGTACAAGATACAGTCCGATGAGGAGCAGCGCGTTCACCTCATGGAGGAGCGTTGGGCTGCGGGTGAGATACGAGCCAGAATGAGCGCAACCGGCGTGATGGTCAACTCCGGTTCAGCACTCGCTTACCTTCGATCCGAAATCAAGAAGGGTATACAAGAGCGAAACTTCATGAAGCAGAGAGACCTGTACGCCATGATTGGACTGGCTGAGGATGGTCTACGTCAATCAATTCTTACTGTTAAAACCGCTAACTGGAATGCGAGGATAACTGAAGAAAATGCTGCCATGCAGGCGGGTGTTGTGATGGCTGAGGCTATGGCTCAGGCAGCCGCTATGCGCAGGCAGGGAGACATTGTCGCTCAAGTGGGCGTTGCTAATGCGCAGGCGGCAAGATACCAAGGAACTGCTGCTGCTCTTGCAGGCATAGGCAATGCCCTTTCATCAGCGGGTAGCGCTTACGCATCGTGGAAGGCAGGCCAACCCACAGCCCAACCCTCCCAATCCACAGCCACTACCGCCATAGCAGGCAGCTAACTTCTCTTGGTCAAACGGCAGGAATTATTACTAAATGAGACTACCCAATAAATCAAGTTACGAGAGCCGTAGCATGGGGGTTGCCATGCGCAGCCCTGTTCTTGAGGAGCAGAGGAAGCAGTATGTGGCTGCACGGCAAAACTTCATCCCGATGCCAACAAACTACGATGACGTAGCCAACGCTCAGGCGAGGGCTGCGATGGCTAAGGGCGAAGCGACTTTGGCTTTTGCTGACGCGTTCAACAAGGGTAGCGATGCCGTCATACAAGTAAACAAAATACAGAACGAAGCAAAGTCTGCCGCTAAGGAGGCCGAGCTTCGCTCATGGGTAGCGGGATATTTAGGAAGCGCCGCCAACCGGCAAATGCACGAGCGCGATGGAACCGGAAGATACGCTTGGGAGAATGAGCGGGATAAGTTTGAGCGTGAGTTCCGTCAGTTTGAGAAAGAACTTGACAGAGCTTACAAGTTTGACAATGGGTTGATTGCCAATGACTACGCTAACAAGCGCAAGGGCATTCTGACGACGTTTAACGTTGAACTCGACGGCCTTATTGACAATGCTAAAGATGACGTAGCCCGTGGCAACCTTCTTAAGGTAGCAAGGGATGAATCAAACTTACAGAATTTAGAGTCTTACGCGGATCAGTTTACTGCGGTCTATGGTCCTGTTGACGGCGAGAAGTTGATGCAACAGGCTCGTGATCGAATCTTCGCCCAAGGCGTCATTGATCAAATCCAGACAAATCCAGAGGCCAGGAGTAATGACTTTCTCGATCTGTACATTGAGATGCTGTATGACCAATTTACGGAAAAAAAGATAAGCCCAGAGGCTTTCAAAGGTCTGAAGGCTGATCTTGAGCGTGAGAAGGTAAAAAATACTGAGGTTGCAAAAAACGACATTCGCGCTGCTCAGACTCCGGAGGAGTTCAAGTCACGGCTTCAGGGGTGGATTGAGTTAGGAACTCTTGGCGAAGAGGATCGGATGACTTGGGGCAAGACTGCTCTTAGTACCTTTATATACGAAGACGTAGAGAAAAGACTCGACGAATCCTACCAGAATGGTGGAAACGCTAGAGATTTTCTTGATATCGCCATGAACGCTATTGCGAATCCGGATGTCAATCCCGCTGAAAGGCGCGCTATAGAGGACAAGCAGCTACAACTTGTTAAGTCCAAACAGATGGACTTTCTCAGGAAATTAGACAGCGGGGATCTGTACACGATCCAAAGGACTGACGACGGGAATGTAAAAACTCCTTACGGATCTAAGGCGAGAACGGAGATTCAAAGAATTACCGAAGTGCTCATGGGTGATGACTTTGACGCAATTATGAACATGGGGTTCAACCCGTATTCAATCAATTACAAGAATGATGCTCAGTCATACCTTGATGATCTCGAAAGACATGTCACGGGTATGGAGGATGCTAGAGCGAACTCCGAAAGGAAGGCCGACATAAGGAGCAAGGAAAGCATGCTGATGGGTGCCTGGAAGACAGACCCCTCGCTTATGCGGTTGGCTGATGACCCAATGAATAACAACTATGATCTCGCAGTTAAAAACTCACAAGAGATCTTTGAGTCTTGGGCGGCAGACATCAGAACAGATATAAACGGAAGTGAGTATAAGGAGGTGCGTGGTTACACAGACGCACAGCTTGCCAACGCTTTCGTAGCTTTAAGCGGTATAGCCCCAGAAGGCTACGTTGCATCGCTAACCAGAACAATAGGTCAGAATCCAAGCAACGCGAGAGCGCAGCAGGAAATCCTCGGTGCTTACGCATCACTTCAAGAACTGTACGCAATAAACAACGCAATCATCAATCAGAAAGGTCTTGAGGATACGGGGATTGCAGAAGCTCTAGAGGCCGCCCACTTCATGAAGGGCGCTGTAGATAAATTTGATGCGATAAGCAGATTCTTGGCCAGTAAGGACAAAATCGCCAACGATCCTAAAGAGGCTGAAAGGCTGCAAAAGGTAGCAGAACAGGGATTGACCGATGGGACTCTTGACGATTGGTGGGCGGGTCATCGCAATGCTAACCCCGCGCTCCCAGAAAAAATTAGTCCACAACTTATGTGGGAAATTAAGGAAAGGCTTGACGTGTACGCGCGCACAACTTCGGATCCTCGTTGGGCATACGAGAGGGCGTATACGGACGCTGTTCAGAATTTTGGTGTTGAGAGGGGTATGAGTATTGATGAGAACGGCGAACTCGTAGAGACCGTTCGGTTCAAGTACATGAGCATATTTTCTCTTCACGACCACGGCGGTGGTTTTGATGCCACATCTCAGAAGCAAGGCGAAGGCTTCCTTGAGAGCCTCAACTTTTCTTCAAAACCTTCCGCTAACAACTTAGTGCAGATCACTATTGAGGACAAGGTTGGAGAGCACGGCATCGACATGGACACGATTGATACCATGTATTTTAAAGACGCGGGCTATCCCGGAGGTGGTTACTGGGCGGTGGTCAACGCCGTTACAGGAGCACCGGAACTAATGAAGCCAGGCACCCCCTCTTATGAAGCGGCTATGGCTGCAAACAACGGTATGCCGGGAAACTTCATGATCATTATCGCTAGGGACGAGCTGTCCCCTCGCGCACAGGAAGTGAAGCAGAAGAGGGAGGATGCGATCAATTACGAAAATGCCAGAGATGAATGGAGGAAGTTCACGGACAAAACATCGCAGAACCAAAGCATGTCTGGAGCTATAGGGAACACATTTAAAGGGCCAGAAAACCAAGGTAACGAAGTGCTCGGGAAAATGTCGTACCAAGAGATAGAAGAAAATGTAAAGCCTTGGGAAAAAATACAAGAGCAAGCCACGCCGGGTTCCGTCGAATGGTGGGAGGCCAAGGCAATGGTTCGCTTGATGCGTAGTGACATATACCGAACGGCCTTGCAGCAAAACAATGTAGATATTGTTGCCGAGCTAGAGAATGAGGCGAGGGCTGTTGCTCGGTCTTGGCAAAGCGTACAAAAGGAAATAATTATCCCCGAAAGTCATCCATCTGCTAAAGGGGGGCCTGAACACCTTGAGAAGCTTAGAGACACTGACTATTTCCTGGATGGAAACAGCAGTGAGTATGACGAGGCAAGCGCCTAAATGGATAACAGACCCGCTTTCAGGACGCTAGAGGACAGTTATCGATACGGTAACACGCCTTCGTATCAGGCCAGATCTACAACTGGCTACACAAACACTGAGCAGTTCAAGGCGTTCTGGAACCACGAGAACATCATCGGTAGTGAGTTTGCTAACCGTGAAGATACTTTCGTAGATCCTCTTTGGAACTTCTCCGAACATCTGAAAGGTCTAAACCTAGACAAAGAAGAGGAAATGGAGATGTGGGCTCTAGGCTATAACACCAAAAGCCTAGCCCAATGGGAAAGCCGTCTCGCCAATAAAAGGCGTCAGGAGTTTGAGCGCAATGTTATGCAGAGCACGGGAGGTTGGGAGGCTCTGGGTTACGGCGCATTCTCTGGGATTGCAGACCCCGTAACACTTGCGTCCATGGTTTTCCTCACTCCTGCATTGGCAATTCCCGGCAGGGTCATGAGCAGTGCTGTTCGGGTTGGCTCTATGGCGGCAGGGGAACAACTGTTCCTTGAGGGCATCCTTTCGGCACAGCAGGGTGACGCTCGCCCTGCCAGTGAGACCGCGCTAAACGTTGCCGGTGGCTTCTTGTTGGGTAACGTACTCGGAGGGGCCAGTGGAGCCCTGATGCGAGGACTTACGGATCCAGAGACAACCAAGGCCATTCTAGGTAGAGCCCTCGCGCAGGAGGCTGAACACGCTCGTACTGGAGATCGCCCGTTCACTTATGAGAGTGGCGACCAGATCGATTTCACCGCCACCACGGATCCTGTCGCGTTAAGGGCTCTTGACACAGCCACACAAATAGAAGGCACTTCGCTTGCCCGACGTATCGGCATGTCATTCATGAACGACATCATGCGATTGCAGTTAAGTCGCTCACCGTTGGTTCGCAAGATCGGTCAACACCTTCAGTCCATTGAAGGTCTGATGAAGACTGACGTTACTGGCACAAGCGCTAGACCAGTAGCCCCCGCAGGCCCCGCAATTGAGGCATTCCGACAGGAGTTCGCCAGACGCTTCTACGACCTTCAGCTTTCCTCTTTTAAGGCGTATCAAGAGTCCATTGGTAAGGGCGCTACCGCACAAGCAGTTGCCAGACAGATCAGTGTACAGGACATGATGTCCCATAACAGTCGCATGGGAGAACTGTTCCTTATCTACGATGGTACGCCCGAATCCCTGATGGGTGTGACGTTACGACACAGCAACGAGTCAGGTGACTTTGCTTGGGCTAAGGCTTCGCTTGATGAATTTATAGATGTCACGGAGCAGTACCAGTTCAAACTGTTTACTCGCGGTGGCTTCATCCGAGAGTTTCAGCGAATGATCTTCGGATCGAAGAGCAAGGATATTGATGCCGCAAAGTCTGAGATCAGTGATCTAAGCAAGGCTGAGGTTGAGGACTCGATCTCATACCAAGCACGGTTTGAAGAGCAGGCCAAAGAGTTTGATAAGGAACTTATTAATGTCCAAAGGGGTGCTGCTAAGAGAGAAGCGCAACTCAACTCCGACTTAAAGGCTCGCATAAAGCTAGGTAAGGAACAACTCAAGACTAAAGAGTTGGAGGTTGAAAGGGCTACGTTAGAAAAAGAGAGAGCCCTAGATGAGTTTGATCGCGCGTCTGTGGTTATTCGAGATGAGATCCTCAGCGGCCAAAGGAACGTCAGGCGCACTCGTAAGTATGATGGTCAACTCAACACGAGAGAGCAGGAGATTCTTCGGCAGAAGATGCTCCGAAAGGATCAGCGCAGATCCCTTGAAGCCAAGCACGACAAAAAGATCCAAGAGATATATAAGAAGGCGCGTAAAGACGCTGAGTCTTTAAGGGCTGCAAGCGCGAAGGCTAGGACTAAGGCTGATGCCGTTAATGCTGCTGAACTGGAAAGGTTTAATCAAAGGAAAGCGGTACAGGAGCAGCGATTAAAGGCAGAGCAGGAGAGGGCTCGTCAGGAGCGCATGGCAAAACAGCAGGAGCTTGAGGAAGGCATAAAGCTGATGGAAGCCCTGATTAAGGGCGACTACAAGTTAGCCAAGCCTTTGATGGCCCGATTCCATGGGGAGAGGCGCTACCGTCCCCAGATCTACAACGTTGCCGCGCTCAAGAATTCAGGATTTGAGGTCTTTTTCCAGACCATAGTACCGGCCAGGATCTCGTGGCTTAAGCGTCAACTTCAGGAGGGCTATGGGTCTGCATCTGAGATCAGACGTTGGGAGAGCGATCTTCAGAAACTGTCGGATATGCGCGATCCAGAGCTGGTCGAAATCTACTCAAAGATCTACAAAGACCTTATCGATGACAACACCTTCGATAACAACTTCCAGAATTCATCTGGGGGGAGCCTAAAGTCCAAGACTTCAGGAAGCCTTCAAAGCAGGCACCTGATGTACGACCAGACGATGATGGCTGAGTTTCTGGAAAACGATATACAGGCTCTCTTTGGTAGACATTTTGCTACCGTAATTCCAGAAACGGAACTACGCGCCAGAGGCATGTGGGAAGGCGACGATATCTCAAAGGCGTTTGAGGAGATAAGCAAAGAGTATCGCGTGATGATGGATGAGGTCGATGTGGATCCCACCCTCAGCGAAAGAAAGAGAGTCAAAAGAATAAAGAAGCTTCAGGGTGATGAGCGAAGGGCTAAGAAGGCTATCGGTAACATCCTGCGAACGCTTCGTAATGAGGACTACGCTGACACTGCGCAGTGGCATAAGGAGGTCGTGTTCTGGGTGAACGCGATCAACGGCATGCGCACGTTAGGTGGTGTGCTTCCCGCATCGTTATCCGATCTGACAATGGCTGTTGGAAAGGTTGGAGCCAAGGGAATGTCCAAAGCCATGAAGTCTTTCAGGAAGCAAATAAGCCTAGATTTGGCGGGCGCTTCCCGTGAAGAGATCGGCAAGATGATGGGCATCTTTGAATACGGCACGTTCTCAGCAATGACTAAGGCTGTGGAGGCCGATGACTTGGGAATAAACCAGAGTCTCGCGTCACAGTACTTAGGCAAAATCCAGAGCCTTTTCTACAAGTCAACAGGCATCATTCATTGGAACCAGATAATGAAGGAGATGTCTGCATACGCCGCTATGGATAGGGTCATTGAGGGAGCTATAGGAAGGACGCTATCGGACAAGGACTACATGTGGCTCAGTAGAGACGGTTGGAACAGTGAGCGACTTCAAGCGGTTCTGGATCTCTGGGAAATGCGCGACGTTAATGGTGATCGGCTTTATGGTGTTGAGCTAGAAGGCGGGGCGAAGATCATTGACTTCGCAAAGATTCGCAGACACGCCATGGAGGCTGAGGATCCCACAGAGATCATGGATCTTGTTCGCCTGGCTGACGACTTCTCCGCAAGCATGAACCGCGTTGCGGACAGGGCTGTGGTGACCCCGCAGGCAGGTGACCTGCCAGACTTCGTGAGTCACGGCCCGTACATGAAGCTAATTACGTCACTAAAGTCATTCGGTCTTGCCTCGCTAAACAAAACGACCATGCCCATGATCGGCGGCATGAAGAACGGTGACGGCGGTCTGGCAAGTTGGACTGTGGCTTCAATCTTTGTAGGAACTGGAACCTACATGCTTCGCCAGTGGTTCTACAACGAGCCTATATCGGAGAACCCGCAGACACTGTTCTGGGAAGGCTTCAACAGAAGCGGCTTGCTTGGTATCTACAACCAAGGCTTGCAGATGTCGCAGACCATGACAAACAACTTTTTCGGTATTGGCGAGGCTGCGGGCTTCCAACTCCCATCCCGATACTTTGCCAGAGGTGCGCTCACTGACCTGTTCGGCCCTACTTTTGGACTATTAGAGTCTGGTGCAGCAGTCGCCAACGTTTACTCCAGAGCAGCATCAGGGGAAGAAGTAAGTAAATCCGAGTACATGAAGGCTGCTCGGATAGCCCCCTTCAACAACCTCTTTTATCTACGAGCAGCGTTTTCACGCATGGACATGTTTGAATGACTATTAACAATCCTAACATTGAAATCACCTACGATTGGGATGGCGTTCCTGCGGAGCTAGCCATTCCGTTTGAGATCTACGATCCCATTCAAGTTCATTGGGAGGTAGTGGATAACGGTGGAGCCCCCTCTAATGTAGTGGCAATGCCCGCTAAGGACGAGGGAGGCAATTGGGTTCTCAACGTCACTGGCGGCGCTCCATGCGAATTGCGCATCTGGCGTGAGACTCCGATCACTCAGGAGACGGAATACAACCCATACGACGCATTCCCTGCCGAGAGCCATGAGGCAGCGCTCGACAAACTCACAATGATCGCGCAGGAGTTGGATGACTCCAAGGCCGACAAAGAGTGGGTGGCTGAAGGCTACGTCTCCAAAGACGGCGACATGATGAACGAAGGCAATCAGGGCCTTCACATGAACAACGCGCAGATCAACGGCCTGAAGTCTCCCGAGAAGGAGAACCAATTCGGCGCGGTCAACGTTAAGTTTTACACGGAGAACCTGATTCCCGGTAAGGCAGGACCTGTTGGCCCGCCGGGGCCGGGTGTCGAGCCGCGTCCTGATCCGGGTCTTCATCCCGAATGGGAACTCCCCGACACAGGCCCAGACTACAACCCCGTTTTCTGGGTGAATGACAACGAACTCCACTCGGACTACACCCTTCGCGCGAACGCGAACATGATGACGGCAGGACCGATCACCATCGCTGAGTCGGTCACGGTTG